ATGAGAAAAGTTATTCAAGAATTATTAGACAGTTCGATGTCTACATCTGCTATTTCACAAGGTGCTGGAGTTCCATGGACTACTGTTTCTGACCTTAGAAAAGGAAAAACAAGCATGGATAAAATGGCCCTTTTAACAGCAGAAAAGCTCTATGAATTTGCTACAGCTGATAAGCAGTGATTTCGGTCACTGCTTTTTTTATTTTGAACAAACAAAAAACCGCTAGCGAATGCCAGCGGTAAGTGCAATTAAAATTTGAAAGCCTTTCTGTTTTTATTTTTATTCTTTTGGTTTATCAACTACTGTGATAAGACCATCTGGTTCGGTTTTGAATTCAGGATCCGTGTGTAGTTCACCGTTTGCTTTCAGATAATACCAGCCATCGCCCGATTTGATGAATTGTTTAGATAGCATATAACCATCTTTCTCTTCCATAAAATACCAGGTTTCACGGTATTTCACCCATCCAGTGGCCATGCGACCATCTGATTTGAAGAAATACCAGCGATGGTTAAGGAACATCCATCCTGTGACCATTGCCCCACGTTTGTCAAGATAGAACCAATCTTTTCCATCATTGAACCAACGATTGATTAGGCAATAACCACGATCATCAAAGTAGAACCATTCGTTGTTGATTTGCTTCCATGAGTTCGTAGGATAAGAGCCATCTGACTCCTCCCACCACCAGCCAGTGCTATTTTGTTTCCAACCAGCTTCAGATAGACCGCCTTCGATGTCTTTCTTGAACTGCTCACGACTGATGCCCCATTTGGCCAAATAAGGATATGGGTCAACATGGTCAGAGTAGTTTCTTGGCTGGTTATAAGTACAGTATTGGTGCGTCTTAATCCCAGCTAGACTGTCAGAGTCAAGTGTTTTCGGAATTCCGGCTTCGTCTGCAAGGTTTCGCAAAAGCTCAACATAGATCTTATAATCACGAATGAACTCTTCCTTGGTTTCATGACTTTCAATAAGCTCAACTTGGCCGTATCCTTCAACGTTCCAGCCACCTCCTACGTCGTAGGCCCCCATGTCTGTATACCAGGTCTGCATCACACGTCCGTTACCTACAACGTGTGAGAAAAATCCTGAATCAACAGGACGGCGCATGTGGTAGTCTGCTTCATTTTGTGCCGTTGAGTTCGGGTTTCCTGTTGAATGTGCATGAATTTGTCTGTATGGTTGTTCTCCAACTTGCGGTAAGTCAGTTCTTAGTCTACTTGTATCAATATCCATCGTTTAATCCTCCTTTGGATTCTCATACTCAAGTGCTTGCTTGCTATCAGAAAGCCCTGCAGTTGTTGGATCTGGAATGATATTTAAAATATTTACAATCGTCAACCCAACAAGATAAGGGTTCGCAAAGAATTTGCCAAGCAAGTCTAAAATGACTCCCCAACTAACCAAATCTTCTAGTTTAAGATTGAAATAGGCGAGAATTGGCAAAGCCAATGCGAATGCCACTCGCAATAAGAATGTTTTATTTTTTAAGCTAAAACGTACTCTCCAGTTAATCATGTGTTATTCTCCTTTGTTCTTATCTTCATCTTTTTCAAGTAAGCGTTGAAATGCTCTCAAGATTGGCTGAAAAAGAGTGATATTTCCTTTTAATTTACGGTAATTCTCAATAAGTGATTGAAAAGTAAATGCGATGTACCCTAGATAGATCGAGTACAAGAATGCGAAGCCTGTCTTTTCAGGCAAGAGTACGGACATCGGAATAAGGATCATCAGCAAGAGGACCCCTAAAATCTTACGAAGGAGTCCATTGATACCGATTTTACTCTTATACTCGATGTCAGGATTTGCAATAGCAGCAATTGTCCCTGTCAAGAAATCAATGATTTCCATTGAGACAATCAAAGCTAGAGCGTACAAAACCAGTCCGTCTTCGGTCTGGACGACGCTACGAAAAAAATTGAAAAATTCGATTTGCATATATCCCCTTTCTTATCGTGTAACTGGTTGAGTTTCTAGTTCACTAGATGGTTTCTCTGGTTTAGGTTCTGTCCACTTCCAAACGGCCAGCTTACCGTTCTGTGATAAACTGCCTTCTAGCTCTGCTAGATTTTCACCATTGAATGTAAATTCTTGGTTAACTTGGACAAGAACACGTTGCCCTTCTCCGAATTTTGGAGTATGTGAAGGGTTTGAAACCGTGAAGATTTCGTAAGGCTTGTAAGTCTTTCCGACTTGCCCTTCTTCAATCAACTCAAGGCCACGAGCGTAAAGCGTTGGATCAAGTGGGTTTTCTGTGTTTGTGACTGCTGCAAGAACTGCCCAATCAGCAATCGATTTTGTTTCTGCAATTTTAGCATCCTTCTGTTCAAGTTTAACCTCGTATTCTTGAACCTGAGTATGCAAATCTTCCTGCAACTTCTTCACACCTTCAGCTGGATTTAGTTCAGTAGCTACCTGACCAAGAACTGCCTCAATCAGAACCTCGTCTGACTCGTTCACACGGTCGCCGACTAGAATACGGTCAAATGCTGTATAAGGCGCTTCCTGACGAATTGCCACAAATGTGCGATTACTATCCTGCAAGTATTTATTTACTACTTTAAATGTCATGTATTACCCTTCTTCCTTAGGTTTATCTAATTCTTCTGCCACTTTGTCGAATAGAGCCTTCAGCTCTTCATTTGACTGTAAGACTTTGTTGATTTTTTCAAATTGAGCGTGAACTTGATTAAATTGTTCTTGAGCTTCATCACGTTCAGCAAGGCTAAAAGCCTCATCGATTGTCTTATTTGTTAATTGAATGCCTAGATTTTGGATTACTTTTTCTGATGTGTTCATGTTCTACCTTTCTAATTATCTCCATTTGTTATAAAAGCCTCTTCGATAATTTCCGTCATGGTTTAAATTATTGAAATTATCATAGATATCATCAAGGACTTTACTTAAAGAAACGCCTTTCAAAACAATCTCTTCAACTCCAACAATTCGTCTATCAATAGCGTCAATTGATAGAGAATTTACTCCAGCCTGACCGCTCTGCATGAAATCCATTGTCTGTCCATAGAACGTTATAGCTGTTTGAACTTTACCAGAGCCTCTAGCGTTCCAAATCTGAATACCTGCTGACGTGCTATCCATTGCATGTTTTCTGTTACGGTTACTTAACAATGCTGTATATGTACCATCAATCCCGTTGATTGTACCTGCGCCAAATGTTAGATACTGCAACGGCCGTCCTGGGAATTGGTTCCTAATACCTACACCAGGCCCGTTCATCTCTAACCACCCTGACTGCAAGTCAAATGTTGTGTTTCCGTTGATTGACGAAATGCGCCCGCCTCGAACGTGCTCGCCAGTGATATCGATTGACTGGACCTGAGTGATCGTCGCTCTTTGAGCAAACAATTCTTTAATGAATGCTTGTTGTGATACAAGTTTTTTAATGAGTGCTGTATCAATCTTCATCTTATCAGCTGTGACTGCTTCAGCTCCTAAAATAGTCGTAGTGACTGAGCCAGCTTCGAAGTTAGCAGTCTTGAGTTTATCAATCATGGCCGATTTGATAACTGCATTGTCAATCAAGGTGTCTCCAGTAATGTGAGTAGCTCGACCGACGATGCGGTTGTTACCGTTAGCTCCAATGTTAATCCCAGCAATGAGATCTCCTGCGCTATTTAAGGACTTGATAGCAAAACTATCTTTCATCAAGGACATAGTTACTCGATTGTACTCGCTATTGTAGTCTGTACTATCCACGAATTCATTAGGAATTAAACGTTGGTTAATAACCATTGGTTTATGGATAACGATGTTGCCTGGGCTTGTCAGTGTAAACCTGATTGAGTACTCGTTCAATTCTCCAGTGTATGGGATATCTAAATACCCTGTAAATACCTGATTACCAGTTTTGGTAAGTAGTATTTGAGAGTTATAGTACATCCCAAGATTTGGAGTATTATCCAATAACTGAATCAAAACTCTACCGTCTCGTGGTACCTTATCGACAGCAATCTCGATACGATAACCAAGCCCCTCACCCTGCTTCACAAACCTTTTTGTCAAAGGGAAACGAACCCCTAACCAGCCTGACATGGAGTCTGTGTAGTTAATTCGTATTCCGTCATGGTCGCCCCAACTGACACGTTCCAAGTGTTTATCGGTTGCGACCGATGAAATATACTTTGGAATTTTAGTCGGAGCGTAAAATAGGTTGGTAAGATTGCTGAATCTTTTGCCAACTTCGACCTCAAACAATTCTGAGGTCAAGGCCATTCGGGCAATGTTTGAAGCAACGTTTGAATCCGTCCTACCCAAGATACGCTCATAAATCAATGAGGTTTCTTTGACTTGCTGAAAATCCAACCTATCTACCTTGTCAGCAATCTGACTAGATAGATTTGTGAATTGGCCATCAACTGTTTGCTTGTACTCTGCTAATTTCGTCTTGTTGTCTAGCGTGATAGCTTCGAGTCGTTGACGTGTCCCTTCCGCATCTTCTACATAGGTCCTCTTCGAAACATAGTTACTAGCTAGAACCTCCCTGATTTCTGTCAGTTTATTCTCAGATTCTTCTCGTGAATAACGCTTCAGCTCATCTGACAACTTCTCACGTTCTTTCTGAGTCGAGGTTTTAAATGCGTTTAAATCCCTAGCGTTGTCAGCAGCAATTCGTTTCGCTTCCTCAACGAGATCAGCATTTGCTCCAACTTTTTGTAAAGCTTCCTCTGCTTTAGCTTTAGCTTCTTCAAAACCTGATGGGTTGAACTCTTGGAACCGTCTGTTGATTTCGTCAGAGAGTTTTTGCTTGTTTTCTTCGGATTTAGCTTTGATTAACTCGATACCGTCTTCAACTTCTTTTTTAAGTTGATTTGATTGATGTTCAAAAGCTAAAGCAGCATTTCTAGCAGCTCTTCCAATTGCAATTTCTTGGGCCGAGTAGGTTGCTCCAAGGATTGCGTTTGTTACATCAGAAAGACCATTCGATACTCCTGAACCTCCAAAACCAGCCTTGTCGTCAAACTCTAAAGAAATGTATTCTTCTTTTAGTCCATCATACTCGTAAGCGACAGCCTTTTTGAAAATATCAACATTATGCTTTAAACTCTTGAGATTGACTGTGTCCCCTAAATGGACGATTTGTCCATCTAATTCATAAGCTTCAAGCTTGATTGAGTCAGAGACCTTGTCGATGCCTTCATTCGTGAATTTGGCCTGTGCCCACTTTTTCAGGTCCTCGACTGTTTTTAGATTGTTGTTCTCGTACTCTTTCTCGTTGATGTACGGATAAGAATTGATAAGTGGACTGTCTACTGTCACCTTAATTGTTGTTTCATGTTCAGAGCCTTCAGGTTTGAATGTAGACCGAGCATGAATTCTAGTAATGACATTCTGCGAGTTTTTAGAGCGTTGATAAGATTTCAGATTCTTGTGTGTAGTGATTACAACACCACGATTCTCACCACGATTCTTTTTAACCGTTAGTGAGAAGTTGTCACGCACCAGCTCGCCTTCCCAAGTGCCAACAATACTATGCTTACCATCCAACAGTACAGAATAGATGTTCTCTGTTTCTGTCATGTTGAATGTTCTGCGGTCTTGAATATCGCTTGTAAATGAGAAATTCCCTAAATCAGTTTTGGCATTTTGAACCATCTGAGAAAGTGCGATTGAGCAGGTTTGATTTGCAATTTGAACAGGTTTCACAGAACGTTGCATGATGTCGTCTGTGATGTGATATGCCGTGATTTCGAGTTGGTCATTATTCTCAACGGGTTTCTTGATACGGAATAACTGAGGTCCTAAGACGGGTGTAGGACATTTTATCAGCATATCCTCTTTGATTCGTTTGTAAATTCCTGTGTCAGAAATTGGATATTTTACAGTAATAACGAAGTCTCCATTCAGCAATTCTTTGACAATCGCAGATGTTGCTTCATGAAGTGGTTCGCCGTTCCAGCGAACAGTTCTTACATTTCTATCAAGTAAATAAAGCAATTATGCCCACCCCCAAACAGTTTCAATTTCAATCGATTGAATACCAGGACCTAAAACTACACCAACATTTTTCAGTTTTGCTGGATCAATGGTAATAAAATCACCTGACCATTTAACTGACTTTCCTGTTGTGGTCTTAAAGCTTGGATTGTCTGGATTGTTGACCATTACAAGCGATTCTGTGAGATTTTCAAGTCTGATGACTTGTCCAGCAATTGTAAATGAAGTTTCAGAAGCGCTCTGACCAACGATTGTGATTTTAGGGAAGGCAAGAGCAGAACCTTGAACGGTCAAAGTCCCACTTCTTGTCAATCTCTGTGTATCATTGGTTTTGAAGTATTTGGTAGGGTGACAAGTGAAGGTTGCCTTAGTCATATAAAGACCAGGTTGAACTTCTTCAAGATCAGTCACATTGACCTTGTAGCACCAGAGACGAGTTGTTTTAACCCGTTCACTTTCTAACCAAAACTTTTCACGAATAAACAGACTCATGAACTGATTCATCTGTTCTTCAGTAGGTTTCACAAGATAGATTGAGTAGGTCTTCTTCACAAGTCCTCTGTGCTTGTTTGTTTGTACGATTGCTCCACTAATGCCACCGTGCTCAAGAAGAGCTGTTTTACCTTCTCCTAATGCAATTGAGGGAGAATCATGGACGATGACCTTAAATGGAAAAGACGATGTTCTTACACCGTCAATGATAAGCTCGTTATACTTTATCATGCGATTCCTCCTCTCAATTGGCTTCTACGTTGAATTTCATCAGCAATTCTCTGAGCTACTTCATCAGCGATTCTAGTGATGTCTGCTTCTTCTCTAACAACATTGCCAGTTATTGTGATGTTGATGTTTGTTGGATTATCGCCCATCGTCTGAGCAATCCCACGTCCGATAGCGCCAAGTGTTTTGTCGTTCAATGGCAATACTGCTTCGTTTCCAGCTTCTCCACCGACCATGAGATTATTCCCGTTTGCACCAAAGATGGTTGGCTTTGTCATGATACCACCCTTGGCATACCACTCAATGCTGATACTTGGCACGCCTTTACTCAACCAATCCAACGGATTTGCTGAACCACTTACTGAAAAGTGAGGTAGGGGGATGTGTGGCCAACTAACGCTGAAGTTAAAAAGACCTTTAATTGCACTGATTGCAGAACTTACAAGGTCTTTGGCTCCGTTTATAGCATTCCCGATTGAATTCTTGATTCCTGTCCAAACATTTGAAACAGTGTTTGAAATACCATTTAATACATTTGAAATTGTACTTGAAATTCCATTCCATACATTTGAAATTGTGCTTGAAATGGCGTTTATCGTATTTGAAATGTACGATTGGATAGCTGTGAAGATGGTCTGAACAACATTTTGGATAGCATTCCATACAGTTGAGAACACTCCCTTGATTGTTTCCCATGCTCCTGACCAGTCACCTGTGATGATCTGCATGACTGCCTTGATGATGCCTAAAACAACATTGATTGCAGTTTCAACTACAGTCTTGATGACTTCCCAAGCGGTCGTGATGACCAGTTGGATATTCGCCCATGCGCCCTCGATTAATGGACCTAAGAAAGTCATGACTGCATCAATTACGGTTTGAATAGCATTCCAGACTGTTTCTGCACTAGATCGTATAAGCTCTTGGTTTTCGGTCCACCAATTGACAACCACTCCAAACATGCTCATAATGAAGTCAGAAACTTCACTTACAACTTTGTTAATGACTTCCAGAATGGCATTCCAGACTGTCATGACTCCATCTCGGAATCCCTCGTTTGTGTCCCATAAATACTTGATTCCAATTACGACTGCTGCAATAGCGGCAACAATTAAAGCAGCAATACCGATTATAGGTGCAGCTGCTGCAATCATCGCTCCGATGGATGTTCCAAGCGCGACTGCTGCTGCTTGCAAGGTTAAGAATATCGGGACTAGAATGCCAGCAACTGTGACTACCACTCCCAAAATCACGATAAATTCTTTAACGGGTCCAGGTAGACCACTGAACCATTCTGCTATGTCTTTGACCATGTTTCCTAACACTTCAAAAATAGGTGCTAGAGTTTCAGCTATTGCTGCTCCTAGTTCGGACATAGCTAGCGTAACTGAGTTTTGTGCGGTCTTGAATTTATCAATTGGATCCAGAGTAGCTTCAAATGTCTTGGAAACTGCTCCTACTGAGTATTCAGCAGATTCAGCGAATGACTGGAAATCAAAAGAACCACGCTTGATTGCATCAATCATTTGAGGTGCTTTCTTAGCCCCAAAAATTTCCATAGCGAGTCCCATTGCTTCGGTTTCGCTAGTTGTATTCTTTATCTTATCGATTGTTTCGACAAGACCTTCTTTCAAAGTCTTGCCTTGCTTAGCGTAAGAGCCTGCTGCCTTCGTTAATCCTGATAAAGCACTTGAAGCGTCCACACCACTTGTTTCAAATTGTCCAAGTAATGCTACACCTTCCTCGAATGAGAGGCCTAGCATTTTAATCTGTGGTGCGCCTTCGATAGCTTTCTTCATCAAGTCATCAACAGATACACCAGTCGATTGAGCTGTGTAGGTCGTAGAGTCTAGGACTTTCGCTAAATCACTAGTTGATAGCTCATAAGCTTCCAAGGCTTTACTTGCTGAAATAGTCGAATTGGTGATGTCTGTCCCATTGATTTCAGCGAATTTTATCATCTCAATAGACACATCTTTGAGCGCATCGCCAGTCAATCCAAACTGAGTATTGACCTCCCCAACCGCTTCACCAGCTTTACTGAAATCAGTTGGGATTGTTGTTGCAATACTTGAAGCGATATCTTGCATTTCTTCCAAGCTATCGCCAGTCGCGCCAGTTTTTGTGACGATGGTGTCCATACCTTCATCAACTTGACGAAAAGCTTCCAAAGCACTCTTTCCAAAATCAACTAACTTTTGACTGATTTCGGATAGTTTTTCGGAAAATTGATTGAGCAATTCAGCTTTTAAGAGGCTGTTTGTTTCGCTAAGAGAGCCACTTGCTTGTTTACCAGCGTTCCCAAGGTTGCTCATCTCTTGAGAGAGATTTGAGTAAGCTGTTTTAGCTTGATTCAACTGTGTTTCCATTTTATTGGCTTCAGCTGAATTTTCACCATACTCTTGCTTTGTAAGAGTTAATTGCTTTTCTAGGTTTTCAATCTGCCGAGAAACAATATCAGATTGAGCTCCAATCCTTTTCTCAGCAAGCGCCAATTTGTCAGCTTCACTTGCGTTAGCTCCTAGCTGACTTTCTTGCAATTTGAATGAACTGACTACTTTTTCATTCTCGCTAGCCAGTTGCTTCTGCTCATTTTGCAATTCTTTTAATTGGTTCTTGTTGTTCTGAGTAGCACTCCCATTCTCAGCAAGTGCCTGGTTGACATTAGCAAGTTTGCCTTCATAACCTTTAAGGACATTCTTGGTAGTTTCAACTTCACGTTGAAAAGCTCTGTACTGATCAGCGCCGATATCACCATTTTTGAACTGCTGTTCCACCTGAGACTGAGCTTGTCTCAAAGTTTCTAACTTCTCCTTGGTCGTCGCAACTTGCTTTTGCAAGACTTCTTGCTTCTGAGTCAGGAGCGTTACGTTTCCTGTATCAAACTTCAAGGCCTTGTCAATCTGTTTCAACTCTTGAGTTGCATCAGTAGCAGCCTTATTGACATTTTTCAGCGCCTTCTGTAAGGGTTGCGTGTCGCCATCAATTTCAATTTTGATACCTTTGATATTTCCTGCCATATTTCCTCCTTTCTCAAAAAAATAGAAAAGCGCTGAGAGAATTTCTACGACTGATAATGCAGTCATACTAAGGAACTTGGTCTCAGAATCGCTCTCTCAGCACTCATTTTTTATTTAAAAACTGTCAAAATCAGCTTGCGTGGCTTTCCGTTCGCCACCTTTGTCCTCGCTCCGTAAATTCACATAATCCGTCTGATAATCTAGAGCCATTCCGATTGATATGTGCTTCAGATCATCAATAGACAGACCAGTTTCTTTACAGCAGGACAGATAGGATTCTACTGTGAAGATTTCTTCGCTAGCTGATTCTGATTCATCTGGTGCTTTTTTGTCGTCATGCTCGCATTCAGCATTTCCATCAACACAGGCCCAACTTCCTGAATCGGAAAGACTTCCATTTCCATGAAGAATTGTTCATAAGGCTTGATATGAGGATTTGCAGATTTAGCAAAGGTCCAAAAAAGACGGTTGAAAAAGGTCATGTCAAAATCTGACAACATCGAAATATCAATATTAGTCGCTGTCAACTCCTTGTCAGTTTCAAGCTTGTTCAATTCATTCATGAATGATTGATTTTTCAACATCGAGAACAAATCTTGAAAATAATCTTTTCCAAATTGTTGCTTGTAAGCGATAGGAGTATAGCCGTTGGTTCCTAACTCATACTCCTGATCACCAACCAAAACGATTTTGCGCATAGATTTCCCCCTTAACCTGTCACTGCAGTAGGTTCATACACTTTCTTAAACCAGTTGTCATACGCATCCTTGTCATCAGCTGATGTGATTGAACGTTTAACAACTGTATCCAATGGACGCGGGCTAGCTTTGAAACTAAGTTCGCGTTCGTTGGTTGATGTCCCGTTCTTAGTTTTTGAGCCAAGAGATGGGCGACTGGCAAAACAGTAGTACATCACATAGCGAGTCTTGTTTTTGTCGCCTTCAAACTGGAACATCATTGCAAACTCTGTCAAGCTCGCATCTGCTTTCTCAGTCATGACACCAGTCTGAGGGTCCTTGATTTCACCAAGAATTTTTGTTGCAAATTCATCAATGATGTGTGGAATTTTAAGTTTACCTTCATAGCCTTCATTTGAATTCATGAAATGGTAATCCTTGTTATCTGCTTTGACAGGGGTTGTTTCCCCTTTAGTATCAAGTGTCAGCTCAATCGCTCCAGGAAAACGAAAAACATCGCCATAAGTGATAACTCCATCTGCTGCAAGTGTCTTGATAGGTGCGATATGTACATTTTCTAGGCCAAAGGTTACTTTATTTTCTTGAGTCATGTCATTCCTCCTTAGTAAAGATAGACTGTGTAAGACTTGACATACAGTCTTTCAGTCTCGATAAATGTTTCTTCTTGAACTTCAAAAAAGAGCTTATGGTTTGTCCACAGCTCTTCCAGACGTTCTTCCAAATCTTCATCCTTCTGCTCAAAAGCTAGCTCTACTGTCACGCTCTTAATCTGATGATTAACCGTGTTGTCAGCTGCATTGATGACTGGACTTGATTCATAATAGACCAGGTAAGGTAGGTCAGGAGCGTTCCCGGTTTTAAACGCTCGATAAGTGACAGGCAAGTTTGCCTGTTCCAAAATAACAGCAAAGTCTGATAGCTTCATTTCCCAATCTCCTTGATACGCTTCTCAAAGTTCTGAATTGCTTTTTCTTCAGCTGGCTTGATGTGGACAATACCAGCGACACGACCACCATTTCTTGAAAGGTGTCCGTTCTCAAGTATGTGAGTAAGACTTGCAACTGCGTTGAAGACAACAAAAGAGCCATTGGCCAACTTCTTCTTTTTCCAACTTCTACGATACTTTCCGTACCGTTTAGGACTTGTCTCTTTCAACTCATCCACAGTCTCATCAGCCACCTGCTCTGCAATCTTATCCACTTCTTCAGTAACCTCGTCAGAGTAAGCTGCAAGCTCTTTCGCTATCAAATCAGCAAGGTCATTGCTCATTTCAATACCTCTGATAAAGTCAACTCTAAAATTTCAGAATCAATAGGATAGGTTTTTAAGATGCGATATTGCTTGCCTTCAAACTTCGCAAACTCCTGATTCTCATACTCAAAATTTCGAATCTCAACGACCAAGCTCGGTTTTAGACCTGCCTGATTTGCTTGATAAAATTCAGAGCGAGTAACCTTCTTTTTACGACACAACAGAGTAACTTCAACATCTTTAGAGATTGGTTGTAGTAACTTGTCCTTACCTATTACTTTTTTAGAGATCAGTTTGATTTCATGATTCCACATTCTTGACCTCTTTCTTTGATGCTATCTGTAAATTATGCAGTCGCCATTGAAGGTGACGTGGCATATCCACCCCACCCTCATAGCGATAAGCAGCATAGTCGACGATAAACATTTCATGGTCAGCACGCTCACCAACAAGCTCGATACCGAGGTTATCGGTCAATTCAGTGATGACACTTGAAATGATTTTTTTTAACGGCTTGTCTCTCAAGTCGGTTGAAATACCCAACTTAAGTTTCAGCAATTCCAAAAGCTGACCTTCGTTCATGTTTACTCCTCAACTTCCTTAGCAGGCTCTTCAGCAGTTTCATCAACTGTTTCTTCCTGCTCAACTGCGGGCTCTTCTTTCACTTCTTTGGTTTCAGGAGCTGGCTTTTTAGATTCATCATCTCCCAAAACGTCAAGGAAGATGGAACCAGCAGTGTTGGCACCAGTCAAAAGGCCGTTTGTAAAGCTATCTGTTGGCTCATATCCCTCACGAGGAAAGATATCGCCAACAGCATAGTCATGATTTTCAGGATCAGTCAAGTCCTTGAAAGGACGGATTACTTTATAGCTCATACGCTACCTCCTTAAGCTACAACATCAGTGTAGGTTCCGAATACCCCAGCATCTTCATCAGTCTTCTTGATGTCAAAACGTAGGTATGATGCAAGGTTTTTACCAAATTTGTGATTGTCTTCCCAATTCACGCTCAATTCCATACGGTCAAACAATGTAAGGAAGTATTCAACATCTCCGATAAAATACTTCATTTCCCCTTCTTGACCCAAAAGAGTGTCATCAACAGGGTAGATAGTTTTTCCAGAGAATGAATAGCCTGTTGGTGAAGTGATGTCAGGTTGAAGCATGTAGCGGCCGTCCTTGTCCTTAACTTTATCCAATGCGTTGAACATAGAGTCAGTAACAACAAGAGATTTTTTATAAACAGATGAAATCTTAGTATTCAAAATATCTTTAAGTCCATCATAACCGCTAGCATTTACAACTTTTGCAGTTCTCAAAACATCCGCAACGATTGCCAATTTTGTTTGTTCGTCCTGATCTTGAATATCTTCTTGCATGATTCCAATAAGGTCATATTGTGCATCTTCAATCGCTTCACGAGAGATAGGAAGTTCCCCGCGATAAGTCTTAATTTTATAATCAACTTCAGTGATTTTTGTTTTTCCTAATTCTGGATTTTCTTCAAGTTCACCAACCTCTGTCATCTTACGATTTGATTTCTTCATGACTGGGTAAGTACCTGAGCCACTTGTTACTTTTACAATATGGATTAGATTAAGCAGCGGGTTCTGACGTTCAGGTGTTTTTTGTGGTTCCAAAACCTCTTTCGGAATAATCGCTCCTACATCTGTTGTTTTAACACCTGTGCGTTTTTGTCCACGAGAGCGGATGAATTCTAGTACTGCGTCACGTTTTTCCAATTTCTGTCCTCCACGTTTTTCTTGACTTGGGTAAGTCGGGGCTTTGCGATTCAATTCTTCAACTTGATTTTGCAAATCTTCGATTTCCTTTTCAAGTTGTTCTTTTTCTGCCAATTTTTCATCCAATTCTTTTTGAATGTCTTCCAGGTTCTTTTCAACTGCTGAAACTTCTTCATCATTTCCAGCTTGATCCAATTTCTTCGCTTCAAGTTCAGAACGCTTATTCAATTCTTTGATTGATTCTTCAAGTTCTACCACTTTTTCTGCTTTGTTGCGCATGCGAGCGCCTAAAATCAATGATTTGTGCATAGGTTAAATTTCTCCTTAATTTCTTTCTTGCGCTTGTCCAGCGCTTCACGATTGGCACGCTGTTGACTTTCAAAGTCTTTCTGTCGTGCAGCAATTTCCGTTTGCGGATAGGCTGGGAAAGTACATGGACTCACTTCAAAGATTTCTAATTCTAAGATAGTGTCCAGGTACGAACCATCTGCTTGCTCTTCCGTATTGATTTTGATTGGGATGAAACCAAAGCTACATCCAATCACATCGCCACGCTGAACACGAGCATAGGCCCCAACAGCTTGCGGGTCATCCTTATTGATGATGATATCACCGTAAAGTCCGATTTTATCAACTCCTAAAATGACCGTCCCGTTACCAGTACGACCAAGCACTAAACTATCATCATGGTTAAACAATGCCCGGATGTCAGCGTTTTGAATTGCTTTTTCAACACCTTCACGCTTAATCACTTCAAAGTAACCTGGCCATAATTCAGTAACTTCATCAAACTTGATAAAGTACCCACTCAAAATCAAATCACCAGTTTCACTTTCTTCTCGTGTTTTGAACTGAGCAGTGCGATAGCTATTCCGTTTGTTCATTCTCTTCCTCACCCCCTTTCAGTTTCTTCTGGTCCCCAAGTCTGTCTTGCGGTAGATAATTTTCAAGAGCGAGGAGCTCATCCATATCAGGATCAGGTGGCATTCCAAGCCAATCCCTCCACTCATTTCGACGCATTGCCATGCTTTTAGTCATCTGTTCAGCAACTGAAGATAACTCTGTAATGTCATACGAATAAAGCGAGCGAGCATTAAGTTTGAAATACCGATTATTCGAAACGAGTAAGTCTCTCGTTAAGGTCTGAGTGATCGTCGTAGCAATGCTCATGACCGTTGTATTGACAAAGTTGTTGTATTCTTCTTTGTCAAAGCTACCAACTCCCAAAATAAAAGCTGGAACTCCCAAAAGCCCAGCAACTGTTTTCTTATCTATTTCAACAGATTCATTAATAGCGATATCTTTTAAGCTAAGCGGCTTAACCTGATCTACACTCAACAAAGCATCAGGAATAATCCACGGCTCACCTGCCTGACTTGTTGCTAAATATTTCTTAGCAACCCTGTCTCGTCCCTCTTGCGTGCCCAATTCTCCATCCGAAGAATCAACCTTAACAATCAGGCTAGGAACGTTCTTGCCATTCATAAAGCCTTTTTTGATTTGAGTAGCAAGGTTTAAATTCCTAACAATATCCCTCAGAGCAAGTCTGTAGCCAGTCCCTACAAATGGATTGTCTGGATCTGGGTTGATTACAAAGTGCACGATTTCGCTTGGGTTGTAGTCGATACCACGATAATTCACAACATAACCAACATCGTCACTCTTGAACGATACTTCACTCATAGAGAATGGTCTCAGGTTCAAAATGTAATCATTCACAGGATCATATTCGACATGAAGAACCGAATTGCCGTCACCAAATAACAACAGGTCACGCACAATCTTGAAAATCCAAGTTTTGCGAGTCATGTTGTCGCATGGATTTACATCAATCTTCCGAGCCAATCCGTCTTTTATTCGGATGTCACCTTTGTCAGTATTCTCCATCAAGTGAATGGTCATATTAGATACCATGTCAGCAATCTTGTTGACTGCAGCAATCACATCAGGATTGCGAGCCAGTGGCACATAGCTATCACTGTCAATATAAAGACCAAAATCTGAATGAGTGATAACATTCGTTCCACCTCGACTCTTACCACGTTTCAAAAACCTATCTAAAAGCCCCATCTTTACTCACCTCCTTTCTAGCGAAAAGTATTTTGGAAAAGTGAATCAAAGTGTTTGTTTCTTACGATATTCTGACTGACATCAACTATTTGTTTATCCCAGTTAACTGTTTCAGCCCTCAAATCTTTCGTATAGCTTTGACGAACGATTACTTCTTCCCCGTTTAAAATTACTTTAACTCGCCCTTTATTAATTAGCACATTAATTTCATGTTCTGATAAAACTATTTCATTCATAATTCACCTAATCAAAGAAGCTCATCACATCGCTATTCTTACCAAGATTAGCAAGAGCCTGTATACAAGCAAAGACGCTGGCATCGAACAAGTCAATTCTTGCAGTGCCACCGTCACCGTCTAATTTTTCATATTGCACAGCGTCATCCACCTTTTCAATCGCTCTAACATTGCTCACACAGTATTCGTAAGCGTCAGAATGAAGATAGTAAAACTCTTTATTCTTAACTTTGAACTCAATCCGTCTGAATCCCTCTGATTTCAGATAGAAAAGCTGAGGTTGGTCAATCATCTTGAACCGAGCTTGTTTCATCTTGGTCAGGAACTCACGACCAAACTTCCTATCCATTCCGACAGCAGCAATCTTGAATCCTTTCTCCCTCATCTTGATGAACCATTTGACAATATCATCATAAAGAACGGTCGGAGTGTTGCTCATAGTTAGCCAGCCATCAGACTGCCAGCCAAAGAGTGGGATCCCGTCATCATTTGCCTTTTTCTGAGCGTTAACACGAGGGAAGAAAGCGTGTGTGATACAGATGTCAACATCTTTCTCGCCGTCATGGTAGACACCATAAAGAGCCGCAGCGGTCAAGTCATGCAGTCTTGACAAGTCAGCTCCACCATACCATTGAATAGGCAAGCGTGCCAACTCTTCTAATGTCCAATCGTATTGACTGTCTGAAGCAATGAACTCATCAGGGTTGAAATAAGCATTCATCGAGTTTGTAAAGACATTCAATGTCTTGTTGAAAAACTCATTTCTTGTTTGTGGATCATTCATAGCCTGCTCTGCTTCAGCTCTCAAAGCAGGCATGGACACCGTGACACCCCAAGACGGATTTGCCATCTTCAAAACATTATCATCAAGATAGTCACCAACATCGCCATCAGTTGTCTGATTTGCTTTACAAATAAAGATAAATAAAGCCTCATCCTGTACCAACTGCTTGAGCACTTTCTGACAGTATTTCAAGCGGTTAGCAAGAAATCCAGTAGGAATATCACCAGCCGTTGATATAACAAAAAGCATACTGTTTCGGTATGCTGACATTGTTTTCTTCATAAGACCATACTTCTTACTATTCCTCATCGTGTGAGCTTCATCGATGACCGTGACATTGCCATTGAGAGAGTCCAAACGGCTCTCATCATTGGCCAAGGCCTGAATATAGAATGACCCATCATCTCCAAAATTAGCTGTGATAGAGTGTTCTTGGTTATTGTCCTTGATACGGATAGATTTCTCATTCCATCGTTTCACGTTGAACTTTATGAAATTAAAGGCTTCCAGCGCTTGCTTGACAGAGTTGGCCACGATATAGCATTTTGAACCACTATCGGCATCCAAAATCTGATAAAGCAAAGCAATAGCAGCAGTAAAACTGGTCTTGCCGTTTTTCCGTGCCAGCATTATCAAGGCTTCTTTGAACCTACGCTCGTTCGTACCAGCGTGATAGAATCCAAAGAGATTGACAACCGTGAAATGTTGCCACGGTTGCAAAATCAAAGGCTTGTTACGGATAGACATAGCAAACATGTCATCTCCTTGCTGATGAACAATTGAGTTCTCAATGAAGTGAACAGCGAAATCCACTATATCCTCATCAAGCTCATATGCTGGATTTTCTAAATCCCTCAAAAAGCGTTCAGCAGCCAAAATCCGTTCTTCGTTATGTTCCTCTTGATAGCTCAGGACATAGTTAACATAGGCTTTAGCTTTCCCAAGATTTGTTGTAGCGTAGCGAAAATCGGCAAAACGTTTTTCAAAGTCTTTATCCATCTTTCACCCGCTTCTTTTTCAGTTCATTCTTAAACTTCAGGACTTCGGTAAGAACTGAATCACCTTCCTGTTCTACTACCTCACCAAGTGATTTCGGGTTCATCATCAACTGATTAGAGTAGCTGAGAATGTCTTTCCTCAAAATTTCCATCGCTGTCAAGATTGGAACTTTACGTTCGTTCTCAGCACCAGCTTTATTGACGTAGGTGTCTGTTACTGGATAACCCATGTCAGCATAATCTTGAGCAAGTTTCTGATACTGATATAGCATACCTGCAAAGATGTCAATGATCATTTCAAACTCTTTACGATAAGTGCCCAAGTCTTTCATCTGCTTGACCACTTTTGACTTAATAGACTTCGCTGTAATTGGTTTAGCCAAAAACTACCTCCTTTCGTCAAAATCGCTTATTTTTTACCCCCTTTTTGTTTGAAGGCCCCCGACTTGGAAAAAGTTCCCTTCACCGGTACCCTACTGGCCAAAATGATTTTTTAAAAAGAGGGGGGGCTAAAAATTTTCATTTTTTATTTTTGAAAAAATTTAAAAATTCTTTTTTTCTCTTTTTCTGCCAGTACAAGCCTTGGTTGATTACTCTATCGTTCACTCTATCATGAAACGTATTGTGTTTCTTATTCGTCAACGGCAAACAATTCCATTCAACGAATTCAAGTTCAGGATATTCAGATACAGGAAAGATATGGTGAACCATTTCTGCTTGAACAGAAATTCCGTAACGCAAACTTTCTTGACAAAGATAATCATGCTTACGCATTATCCTATCACGGAACTTCTCCCACTTCTTAGACTTCAAGGATGGTCTGATAGGTTTGTTGTACATGGCAAACCTCCTTTCCAATACTAAAAGGGACAGGTCAGCGACCTATCCCCTCTCATACAAGAAATCCATGCTATCATAATAACCCTTTTTATGTGAGACTTCAAGATGTCTTTTGTCTCATTTTTTAAAACATTAATGATCGTCTGGAAGGTTAAAACGTTTCGAGACGAATTCTGAAACTTGTGGATCTGTGTCTGTATTTACTTCTGATTCTGGAATTGTAGAAACTTTTGTTGCAGAATCTTCTAGTATTTCTTTTTCCCAATCTACAAGAATGTATCTACAATCTGGTCCAAACTTTTGTGGAACGACATTGTATCCAACTATCTTGAAGTTCACTTCAGGGTTATTTTTAATGTCTTTGTTCAGTTTGTTAACTGCTCCAGATTCAAACAATATATCGCGATATTCTTTTATCATGTTATACTCCTTTTTCTATGTTGTTTTACCTCTCACTTTCACATATCTTATATTTAGTTAAACTCACTCTAAATCTCAAACCCTTACTAATCATAGGTTTTAAAGCGTTTCATTTTTTCAGTTTATGCTTAACTCATTATGTGAAAGTAATATCTAAAAAATTAAATGACAAAGTTCCGTAGTGCATCATCAAGTTCCGCTTGTTCAATTCCTATGTATCTAAGCGTGATTGCTGGTGATGAGTGATTGAACATTTTCTGCAATGTTCCTACATCCTTCGTCTTGTTGTAGTATTTATATCCAAAAGTCTTGCGCATTGTATGTGTGCCAACATTATCAATGCCAAGTTCTTCAGCTGCTTCATGTATGATTTGATAGGCTCGCTCACGAGTGATTGCTTTATTCTGACCTTGCCTACTCTTGAATAAGAAATGATGAAATGGTTTGCCCTCAACATATCTTCTCATTTCTTTTTTTAGTTCTTTTGTCATCCGTCTTGTTATCTGCTTGCCAGTTTTCCGTTCTCTCAGTTTGATGTGCCAGCCTTGAACATCTTTAACTTTCAAGGTAAGTATATCTCCGACTCGTAAACCAGTATTCAGGCCTGTAATGAATAGCATATAATACATCTCATTCCATTCCTTGAGATAATCTTTCATTGCCTGAATGTCGTCATTATCTTTTATCGGTGAAACAAATTCCATATTCTACCTCCTTTCCCAAAACAAAAAGCCAGCATTTGCTGACTCTTGATGATGCTTCTGTTGGACAACTTTTTGACTAGAATTAAGGATAACTCCTCAAGTGTGATATGTGTTTTTGTTTCAGAAGTTCATGCTATCATGATAAACCTTTTTTTGTGAGACTTCAAGATGTCTTTTGTCTCAATCTTATTTACAACTCACCTTTCAGTATAGCATACTGCTCTAGGATAATCCTTCTACGTCGATAGATTGTAGCTTTGCTCATGAATTTCTGTTCTGCTATTTCTTCCCATCTCAGTTGAGGATATCTCCAGCGCAGATTAAAGATTTCCTTATCTTCATCAACTAGATTGATCAGGAGTTTGTTAATAATAGCTTTGAACCCTTCGAGAAATTTCAAAGTTGGATCATCTGCGATTCTGATTGCGATAGTTTCGGTAGGTTTGCTTATTCCTACGATAGGACCACTCTGAGCATCTGGGTTTCGAGTTTCTAATTCTAGCCTTCTCAAATCTATTGTACGTTGAATGTTTTGGAATTTGAAAAGTTCTCTGTCTAATGTTTTGAGGTCTTCGTCGCTTAATTTCTTCAAATTTTACCTCCGAATTTTCTAAATAATTAAATAAGCTATCGAACATTTTAGAAAAAGCTTTACTGATGTCAGAAACTATCTGCTGAATCATTCTAGATAAAACTTCAATTTCTTCCTGAATTAACTTGCTAAGCTTATTTTCTAATTCTAGTTGTTTCTTCTGAGCAAGTTGTTTAGCTTTCTTCTTCTTAATCCTTCTATTCATCTTGCTCTCCATTTCCTGATATTAGCTTTCATGAATGTAGCCTGCCATTGCTTCCTGAATGATGATGTAAGTTAGTGTCTTGTACTTTGTCATTACAATCTTACCTCATCTCCTATTTTGAGAGATTCATAGTTTGTTTGAGTAACTACGAATACTCCGTAATTTTGTATTGTGATCGTGTACAGGTCGCCAATCTTATCCTTTTGTAAGACTCTACCTTTGATTTCTGCTCCTTGATTGTCAGCTTTATAGACGATCATCGGGCGCTTTTGTTCTAGGCTCTTAATGTGGATACTCTGCCAGACATTCAATCCAGCAGACAATAATATCCAGATTGCGATAAATCGTTTCAATTTTCATTCTCCTCCGCAGCATACTGCAACCATACTAGGCACTCGTATAGATCCCTTGCGTGTTTCTTGATATCGCTTAACTCATAACCGTTTAGGTCATCGGATGTTTTTAAAATATCGATTTTTATATTTTCGATAGCTAGAATAAAATCCTTTGTGCCTTTCAATCTGTGACCTCCTCAAAGCGCCCATCTATTTTTGGACTTATTTCTTTTAAAAATAGGATTTTTCTTTTCTTTTTTCTTCTGCTTGTGATATTCACTATCTTTATTAAAGATAATATCTTCATCTTCAATCAATTCAGGAATGAAGTTTCCAGATGGGTATCGTTTAGGTCGTTCCATCACTCCACCTCCTTAAAATGGCAATCCATCATCTGGAATATCCATCGGATTACTTGCTCCAAAACTTGGTGGCATCTGATTTTCCATACTCGAATGGTCCGCAGTCTTATCTCGCTTTTCCAAAAGCTGAAAGCTTTCAGCAACTACTTCTGTCACATAGACACGTTGTCCTTGCTGATTTTCATAGCTTCGAGTTTGGATGCGACCTGTGATGGCTACAAGATTTCCTTTTTTGCACCATTCAGAAAGCAATTCAGCTGGTTTTCTCCAAATCATGCAATTGATGAAGTCTGCTTCACGATCACCTGCCTGATTCTTAAAATTGCGATTCACTGCCAAACTGAAAGTTGCAACAGCCACGTTTGATGGTGTGTATCGCAACTCAGGGTCACGAGTCAATCGACCTACCAAAACAACATTATTGATCATTTCCTATCTCCTTCTTCATTTTCTAAAACGGCACCTTGTATGAAAGTATTACCAATTCCATAGTGCTTGTATTCCTCAGCTGTCACTTCAAACGTTTCTTCAACGTGCTTATTTCCTGTATGTCCAGAAACGACTAGAATATATCTTCTTTTGGTTCTTGTTGGTACAAGTACCGAACTTTTTCCTGTCGTAACAGGTATGAATATTGTGTGAGGTTCATCAATGTACTTGTCTATAACCGTTCCGCTCGAAATCTCGTGACATGCTACGAGCAAGGATGCGAATAAAACAACACATAGGATTTTAAAATATCTCATTCCTTCTCCTTTAAAATCTCTTGGTTCTCGTAGATGTTGCCGATAACTTTGTAATAGGGTAGGAATCTCTTTGCGATGTCAATCCGATAGGTGCGACTTAGACCGTCGCCGTACCATCGACCTTTTTCTTTGTCATATTTGACAATAAAGGTATATTCTGTCTGTATCTGATGATGTAAGATATCACCTTCAAAAACTTCTGTACCTTCCTTGTCACAAAGACCTGTTGTTTGCATGAGTTCGATTTCATCAGGGTATGCTGTGATGTAGTCATTCATGACTGCATCGTTCAATTCAAGTTCTTCAACTGAACCATCTTGAAACCACATGTTTTTTATTAGCATCATTCTGCCTAACTCAAGATGCCATGCTCTATATCTTGGTATCATCTGGCAAATCCTCCTCTTTTACAAACACCCCGTCAATCATCTTACCTTTGCGGTCTTTGATGACCTTATAAGCTTCTTCTAAGCAACTTTCAGCTGTAGTGCCATTGCAAAATGAAACCGTACTAACAACACTATCAAGAAACATCAAGTCTGACTTGATCAGTGGAGTCTGTGTCTCATTATGACAAACATGAGAGTATAGTTTCTGAGCAATGTTACCAAGACTGGAAACCATCAATAACAATTCAAGTTCTTGTTGATTAGCTGAAATTTGAGCGCCATTTTTAATTTGTTGTTCAAAGCCAATCATTACAACTTGAATATCTCCAAGAGCATCATAAATTAATTCAGGTTTATCCTTTGCGATACCCTCAAACAATTCTCCTGACTCTTCCATCAACTTCAAGAACTGTTTGACAGGATTTGCTTCATGTAAATTTCGGTCAATAAACCATTGTTGTACTTTTTCTTCCAAATTCATTTTTGTATTCATCTTATTTTTCCTCCGTTTTCTTCGTAATCAAGTAGTAGCAGTCAACTGCTCCGTAGTCAATCCTGATGTTTTCTCTGCTCATGCTTTTGTGAAAACGTGGATGACTGATTGCTGAGTAACTAGCTTGATGTTTCTTTAATTCATTGATTGCACTATGTATGTGGCCAAAACTCCCAATGAGTATCTTGCGGTGACCGTTATAAATGAAATAGAGTTCAATCATCTTTACTAAACTCCTTGTAAATTTTTTTGAATATTTCTGACACCAATTTTTCAGGTATATTAGATCTCTCATTGTATGATTTTGAGAAGTTTTTCCACTCAATATCCTGCTTGATAATTTTATTTTTAAGATTAAGTTCAATATTGCTTCCAAAAATCGTCCGTTTTTGTAAAGGATAATCATAATTATTGTATCTAGCTAGATTTTTGTATGGAATTCTGAATCCGATAATATCCTCAATGTAAGGCCACAATCTGTCAGCAGCTGGATTCTCAATAACCCAAAATTGTGGTCCATATCTTTTTATGATTTCTATTGTGTTGAAAGCTGTTAGCTCGCCATTGACCCTTTTTAAAAACTGCCTGTCATACTGATAATTTATATAGGCTGACTCATAATCCTGATTTGCCCTGATCGTGAACGGTGAAGGTCTTACTTGTGGAGCGAACAAGCTATCAGAAACATCATTGCGTTTCCAACACGCATTTCCATTTTCCATTGCAGAAGCATTTGACCATGATTCACATGGTGGACTAGCTATTACAAGGTCAGGTTTTGGTAATTTGTCTAACACGTCAAAGAGCGTGTTATCTCCAAATAAACGTTTGTAATCAGCAAGGTCCAGATTTATAAAATGATTGTTCTTGTTTTCTATATCTATTCCGATTGAATAGATTTCAATATTCGCCCCCCCCGAACTATTCAGAGAGTTAGCACCCTTGAAGTAAGAACCATTCCCACTATCAAAAAGTGCCCAGACTGTCATTTTTTTGATAATCAATACCTCCTATCCTTCATCCCAGCAGGATACACAAAGCATCTGCCGGTTGCTCCCTCAAAGATACGACTTGATAAAGCACCATTCCCGAAATCGTCCGAGTAAAGTTCTTTAATCTCTTCACTAGACAGATTCGTGTTGATAATCGTATTCGTCCGATTATCCAGGATCTTGAACAATATCTGATGCGCCCACTCATTCCGCTTCGTGTCGGCCTTTCGACTCTCTTTCCCAAGATCGTCCAAGAAAAGAAAATCAACCTCAGACAATAGCTTGACCATCTTCGCTTCTGAATAGCCATTGTCAAACTCAAAGCTTTCACGAATCTTATCAAATAAAGTAACGACTGACACAAAGAGCACACTTTTAGGTTCATCATAAGACTTAAATTGCTCATTGAGAAACCGAGCTAATCCATAGGTTAGATGACTCTTACCAACACCAGAAGGTCCTGTGATTATGGCATTCCCAACTGTACCTTTGGCATACTCACGTTCCAATCGCTTCACAAAATTCATAGCCTTTTCATCAATATCAACCTGAATCTCATAGTCATGTAGTGACTTGCTGGCCAGCTTAGTTGAAACGATACTATCGCGAGCAAAGACCTCGTAAGTATCCGATAGCTTACTCTTGACCTCGGATTCCATATTCAACTGCTTTTCAAAGAGACGAATGTTCTCTTTCTCACACTCAGGACATTGACTGATTTCCTCAACCTTACCCTTAACAGGAATCTTAACAGACCAAAGATGGCATCCATGGATTTCACAGACATCATCAAGAACCGTTCTAGTTCTGAATTGTTTAAACTGTTTCATCTAAAAACCTAGCCTTTCGTCTGTTTTCTTCTCACGATTAACAACATTCCCTTGATTCAAATAACTATCGAACTTAGTTCCAAATAGGGTTTCTGGTCGCAAATATTTCGCGTACTTCGTACCTGACCAATCCTTAAACATATTGTCAATTACTTGTTTAAAATCTTCTAGTCGATATCCTTCAGACCATCTAGCCTTAATCAGAGATTTGTTCTTCTGAACATTATCTCTATATTTCTTTCCTGTCTTTGAATTAAGATAATCGATAATTTCTTTGTAAGGGATATTATCTATACTACCCTTACCTATACTACCCTTACCTATACTATGCGGACATTCGTCCGTCACTTGTCCGTCAACTGTCTGACCTTCTTCAGTAAGCTCTAGAACTACCTTTCCAGGCTCAATCAATCTACTTCCATCAACTTCTAATCCAAGTTGTTGAATAGCTAAATTCCTGTGTATACTAGGCTTGTGTCTGTCCGGTCTAATTTTATTTTGTTCGTTGAAGTCCGTAATGAAATAGACCATGTCTTGATTAAGTGGCTTTATAAACTGCTTGATAACTAATAGGCCTAAACTGTCCTCACTGGCACCAATCATTCTAACGACTGGAAATGCTTCGACAATTCCGTCATCATCTGAATTGATGACCAAATGAACATACAGAGCTTGAGTTTCAAGCGGTAGTCTTAAAAATTTTTGTGTTTGCATTATGGTCTTGCTGACCATTCTTCTTTCTGCCATCTACCCCTCCACACTTGAAAATTTTGTGTACTCTTTGTGAAAGTACAACTTCACTGTTCCTAGACTACCATGCCGATTCTTTTCCAGGATCAGCTCGGTCACGTTATTCGCTTCTTGACTGTCTGCATGTTCCTTCTGGTAGTAGGCATCACGATACAGGAAAGCTACAATGTCTGCATCTTGCTCAATCGAACCAGATTCTCGCAAATCTGATAGCATTGGACGCTTGTCCTGTCTCTGCTCAACCGACCGACTCAACTGCGATAAGGCTATGACAGGAACCCTCAAATCCTTTGCTAGTATCTTCAATTCCCTTGAAATTTCAGAAACAATCTGCTGACGATTCTCCCTCTTTGAACCAGTAATCAACTGCAAGTAGTCAATGATGATAATGCCCAGACCGCCCATTTCTTGAGAAAGCTTTCGAGCCTTTGACCGTATCTCTGAAATCCGAATCCCAGCCGTGTCATCCACGAAAATAGGCACATCATAGAGATTGCTTTGCGCATGTACAAGTCTTTTCCATTCATCTGTACTTAAATTCCCAGTCTTCAAATGATAACCTGGAACCATACCCTCCGATGCCACCATACGCTCAATCAATTCCTCTGCTCCCATTTCAAGCGAGAAGATGACGGCGGGCTTTCTTTCAACCGTAGCTACATGTTTTGCAATGTTCAATGCTAGCGCCGTCTTGCCCATAGCGGGACGAGCAGCAAGGATGATAAGATTCCCTTCATGAAGGCCTGTTGTAATCTTATCCAATCCGACAAAGCCAGTAGATAGACCAGTCACGAATCCATCTGTCTGTGAGCGAGTCTCGACTATCTGCATATGTGTATCAAGGATATCGGCCACATTACGAAAACCTGTCCCTGTATTTTGATTACTGATATCCAGCATAGACTTTTCAGTTTTAGCAATGATGTCACCAATCGATACATCTCCTTGATATGCGCTAGAAAGAGACTCTGACAAGTCAGCGATTACCTTTCGAAGCATAGCCTTTTCTTTAACCAGTTTGGCATAATGCTCCACATTTTTTGAAGTCGGTGTTGAATTTACCAACTCGACAACATAGTTGATACCTCCAATAGTTGAAATGTCCCCTTGATTAGTAAGCGCAGAGATCATGGTAGTAGCATCGATTGGCTCACCTTTTTCAAGTAATGACAACATGGTCTTAAATACAATCTTGTTAGCTGGTTTATAAAAATCATCAGGGACCAATTCGTCTGCTAGAGATGCCATTGTTTTTGGTGAGATAAAGACTGCACCCAGAACCGACTGCTCGGCTACTAAGTCATGAGGTGGTATTCTAAAATCTTCACTCATGCGCTATTCCCCCAATATTTTTCTAAATCCACATTCATCACTACAGCAAGATTCTTTTGCTCAGTTAAGATCTGACGACGATAAGGAGCAAGTCCAGCTTGTCGCTCTTCCTCGCTTCGTGGCAAGTAATAGCCGTTCGGCTTCATCTTCTTAGCTACGATAGGATGACCAAAATTCACACGCAGACTCTCAATGACCTCTTCTAGCCTACGCTTTGAGAGTCCGGTTTCGATACGAATTTCACTTGCTTGAATGGGTAGGTCGAAAGTCGCGCAATTCATGATCATTTTTAACACACGGATTTCCATCTCACTCATTTCACGACTAACACTCATGTCTTTGCCCTCCATTTTCTTGGATTTTGACGGAAATCCAAAGTCATTTCCTGATAAAGCAAACGCCCATTTTCTTCTAAGAGATTCGCATTTTGACTTCTTAGAAGGTCATTAATTCTTGCTTCTTCCTGAAAATCACAGGCAAGTCTATCATAGTCTTCGATGCATGCTCTAAAAACTTGTGGTACATCCTCAAGCGATGAAGCCAGTCCTGTAGGTGGCTGGGTGTCGTAGGTGGATTTCCTATCGCTATTTTTCAAGTTTCTTCGGGCAACTTCTCTAAAATCCTCAGTTTCTTCGATGATGATCACTACATTTTGCTCATCCGATTTTTCATTTTTAGCTGTAAATATCATCAGGATAAAGAACCCGATAAAAATAACTAGTAAGCCAAGCAATTGGCTTGATGCAGTTGGTTCTGTCATTTTGTTCTCCTTATGCTCTTAATTTCCGTACTTGTTTTTCTAATTCCAAAATCTCATAAACATCATTGACATCGTACATAGTATCTTTCCCCTGCTTACGAAATCTTAATCCTTTGCGTTCTAACTGCTTCACATATCTATGCGTAAAGCCGAACTTCTTCATCAAAGCTTGTTGATTGATTGGCATGCGATCATTCTCTAACTGCTCCTTGACCTGTTTTTCAGCAAAGGCCAATAATTGATTCGTGAACAATTCAGCACTCTCACCGTCCAATCGTAATTGTAATGTTATACCTTCCATTTTTTACATCCTCTCAACTATGCGGGCAAGCATTTTTGTGATATAATGGTTTTAATTATTTAAGTATGCGCCTGATTTCCGTCAGGTGCTTTTTTGTTATTCTCCTCAAATGCGTAATCTTCCAGCACCTAATTTTGATGATTAGGTGTTTTTTGTTGCATAGCACGTTTTCTGATAGCTTTCCTCAAACAATCAGCTAAGTGAAGCATATTCGGAATCTTGCTTCCTTTGATGCTACTAATAGCTCCTAAAGCTTCATAGTAGGTCTCTGTGTGTTCCAAAATATCATCAACCATATTTTCAAAATGTTTCTCAATAATTTCTTTGATGAGATCATTATTTTGTTTCTTTTCGTTCATAATATTCCTTTCTACGCCTTTTTCTTTTTTGCGGTTAAACCGCAATGTTGTGTAAAAAAATAATGTCATCAATAGACACATCAAAAGCAGTAGCGATTTGATAAGCCTGCGTTACAGTAGGCTCTGTTTTACCTCGCTCCCAATTTCCCCAAGTATCAGCAGAGACATCAAGGGCCTTAGCTGCGTCCACTTGTCGCCAGTTCTTTAGCGTTCGCAATGTTTTAAGAGTCATTTTTGGCATTTTACTGTCCTTTCTAACATTTTTTATAATTGACTGACTCAACTATGATTATATTATAATGCGGTTAAACCGCAATGTCAAGTGTTTTTTGCGTTTTTTTCGTATTTTTTTATTTTTTTCTTTACTTTTTTGCGTTTTTGCCGTAATATATTCTATATAAAGGAGTGATACAAATGAGTAATAATAAAAGTAAAGAAATTTTCTCTGCGAACTTGGAAAATTTGATGAGCAGCAGAGGGATTGATAGAAATAAGCTCTGTTCTGATCTCGGATTGAAGTACACTACTGTAAGAGATTGGTTAAAAGGCATAACTTATCCTCGGATAGGAAAGATCGAATTACTTGCAGACTATTTCGGAGTAAACAAATCGGACTTGATAGAGGATAAAACTCAAGAAGTAAAAGAACTAAAAATCCCTACTTCCCCTCTTGTTCAAAAAATCACTGAAAAAGTTGTAAAGTTATCAACTCCAAGAAAACAAAAAATTCTGAACTATGCTAATGAACAATTAAAAGAGCAGAATAATAAAGTGATTATGATTGAGGAAAAGCTTTTTGAATACCGTGTTTTTGAAAAGCTATCAGCTGGTACTGGATTTTCATACTTCAACGATGGGAACTATGACACTGTTTTTTATGACAAAGACAAAGACCACGATTTTGCTTCTTGGGTTTTTGGAGACTCAATGGAACCTAAGTACATGAATGGAGAGGTCGTTCTAATCAAAGAAACAGGTTTTGACTACGATGGTGCCGTTTATGCAGTCGATTGGGATGGCCAAACTTATATAAAGAAAGTCTATAAAGAAAAAGACGGTCTTAGACTCGTCTCTATCAATAACAAGTATAAAGATAAATTCGCACCGTATGACGAAGATCCAAGAATCATTGGAAAAATAGTCGGAAACTTCATGCCAATTGAAAATTAAAAGGAGAAAAACATGAACAAAAGAACAAATTCTAAGCCAATTTATAAAAGAGTATGGTTTTGGGTGCTGATTGCTATCGTGTCTATTGGTGTTGTAAATGGCATTTTAAACACTCCACCTAAAAATACTGCTGCTAAAACTGAAAAAACAACATCAACAACGGTTGAGCAGAAATTTAAAATGACTAAAGAATTAGGTGAGGAATTCGCTTTATACTTTAAAGAGAACGCTGAGGTCCTTGATAAAGGAGAAAAGGTTGATTTTGTTCCTGGAGGGGATGATAAAAACCTTTCTGTGCGAATTGGAGAAAGCTGGAAAAATGAAAGCACTAGTCGTAAAATCTATATTTCAAATGAATTTTTGAAAGCTAAGAATACCATTTTTGAAAAGTGGGCTCAAGAAAAAGGCTACAATGTTGATTTAGAAAAAGATACACCTCAACTGCTTGTTTATACCTCAGACTCTGATAAAACTCAAATATCTCAAGAGTACAAAGGAGAAATGAAAATTCTGAAATAAAATAAAAAAAGCCCCACACTCTCCGACGGCAATCTTTGAGTGTGAGGTTTCAACCTTCCATGTGACAAGCAATGGAAAAGATGATAAAAAAATACACTTATAGTTTATCATAAGTTCTACACCTTTTCAACTATGCGGGCAAGCAATCGAAAAGAAAGGACATTTTATGATAAAAAAATACATTACAAAAAAAGGAGAGACTAGATACCTCTTTCAAACATACCTGGGCATAGACCCTGCAACTGGAAAAGAAAAACGCACAACACGCCGTGGTTTTAAAACCATCAAAGAGGCCAAGGCAGTCGAACGTGATCTTCTCTTAGATGTTGAAGAAAATGGTTTTTCAAACAATGAAGATTTTCAGAACCCTACTTTTGTTGAAGTTGCTGAGCTATGGCTTGAAAGCTACAAGAGCACTGTAAAACCAACAACTTATCAGAACACTAAGAAGAAACTTGATGTTATGATTGACTCATATTTCACAGATATGAAGATTAAGCAGATCAGTGTCGCTTATTGTCAGAAGGTTGCTATAAAGTTAAGCAATCGCTATGTCCTCTATTCTAATTACTACTCTGTTATTAGCCGTATTTTCAAGTATGCCACTTCTCTTGACATCATTAAGTCAAATCCCTTAGATAAGATTATCAAGCCTAAAAATAAACCCTTAAAGGGCAAAGAAAACTACTATACAAAGCAGGAGCTAACGGATTTTCTTAAAGTTTCCAAAGCAAATTTTAATCCTGTAGACTACACTTTTTTCCACTTACTCGCTTTTTCTGGCTTGAGAACTGGAGAAGCTATCGGTCTCATGTGGTCAGATGTTGACTTTGAAAATAAACGGTTAAGCATTTCTCGCACGGCTGTCGTGATTGGCAAAAAACAAACTGTTCAGGACCCTAAAACCAAAAGGAGTAAGAGGGTTATCACCTTAGATGATGAAACTCTGAATGTTTTGAAACTCTGGAAACGACAGCAAATAAAAGAATATTTCCATGCTGGTGTGCCTTACAAACATGATTTGAATTATATTTTTACGAATGACATAGGGGGATGGCTCTTAGCCGCAACTATGAAAGTGAAGCTTAGCAGATTCTTTTGTAAACACAAAGAACTTAAAAAAATTTCGCCTCACGGATTTAGACACACGCATGCTTCTCTCCTATTTGAAGCTGGTGTTGCAGCGAAAATCATTTCAGATAGACTCGGTCACAATAATGTTCAAATCACCCTTGATATGTATACCCACATCAATGATAATCAACGTGTTGAAGTCGTTGACCAGTTCATGGATTTCATCCGCTCCAACTAAAAGTAAAGTCGTATTCAATCTCGTATTCACTTTTGCTTAACACGCTAGAAGTCCACTGGTTTCAAAGGATTAGCAAGCTGTGTACTATTTATGGTATAATGAAAGAATGAAGTACCCAAAAATTAATTTAAAAGAAGTTCGCGAGCAGGCTAGACAATTTCAAACCGAGCACCCTCGCTTGCTGCTTGTCTTTTTATTACCAAGTATTCTCTTTATTCTATCGAGCTTTATCAGACCTTTATCTCTACTTGATGAAGGCATTCTTGAACAGTCCTTCTTGAGTTTTCTAGGGATTACAATCCAGTCTGCTCTCTTTCCGATAGCCGTTGGATTTACAAGTTCCATCATCCTAGCTGGTGCCCTCTTTACCACGATTAATCTTTACAGAATTTCTGAGATAGAGCTTTCCTTTAAAGATAGCCTGTCCTTGCTTGACAACCGCTTCTTTACCCAAACATTTCTAACACTCTTACTCAAGCGTTTCTACCTCTTTTTATGGAGCATCCCTAATCTTTTTGGAGTCTACTTGCTCTTTTATAGCAGTGCCATGGCTCGTAAATTTGTGGAACTTCATCCTGAATTTCCATCTGTCGACGTCACCAATCCAGATATCGAACACTTCCTACTGACTTTCGCTCTCTATTTCTTTGGTAGCGTCCTAGTAATGATTTTGGGAACCATTATCTATCTGCCACAATATTATGCCTATTCCCAAGTTGAACTACTTTTATGTGACACCCTTGCAATCGGAATTGCCAAACCTAGCCGTGTGCTGCATACCAGCCGCTTTCTCATGAAAGGCTATAAGTTCCAACGCTTTGTCCTTGATTTACAGCTACTTCCTTGGTATATCCTCATCTGGATTAGCTTTGGAATCGCAAGTATCTCTATCTTCCCTTATATCTATAGTAGCCAAATCTTCTTCTATCAAAGACTACTTGAAATTAAGCGGAGAAAAGTTTAAGATCAGTTATTAAAAAGCAGCACCTTCATAGAAAGTGCTGCTTTTTTTATTTTAACCAGAACTACTCTCCAAAAATATAAAACAGTCTCCTCGTCATGTTTCTATAAGGCTTTTTATCTATATTTATGTCTGGAGTTTATCTTTGCTACCTAAGAATTTGAAAATAAAAAAGAAGTGGAAACTGAATCAGTTCCCAACTTCTCATTCATTATTAGTTCATTGATACGTGAACGTGGTCATAGTGGTTTTCTGTTACGCTACCACGATCTGGCATTGGATTCCAAGTGTAGGCTGGTCCGTATTTGCTATCGTATGGTGCGTAGAAACGTTGTTTCCAGATGATGTAGTTGATTCCACGGCTAGCCATATTTTGGATAGCATAATCTGCAATTTGATCACCGAGAGCTGAGCTAACTGGGACCATGAAGTCAATAGCAAGACCTTTTCCGTGGTCACCTGGATCTCCTGGACGGTAACCACTAAATGATGTGATACCAAACAAGTTAGCTACTTCTTCTTTAAATGCAGCTGTTTGTGGTTGAAGACCTGCATTTTCAGATTTTGTTGCTGCAATAGTTGAATAATCAGGAGCCGCTGGCGCTGTATAAGTTGCTGATGCACCTTGACTTGGTTCAGCTTGGTAAGTTGCTGGAGCTGATTGAGCTTCTGTTACAGCCTCAGTTGTTGCTTCTGTTGTAGTTGTCTCCTCAACAGTAGTCGTTGTTGCTTCAACTGTTGTAGTTGATTCAGCGACCGTAGTTGTTTCCTCAACTGTTGTAGTTCGTTCAGCAGCCGTAGTTGTTGGTTCAGCGACCGTAGTTGTTTCTTCAACGACAGGTGCCGCAGCTTCAGTAGTTGCTTCTGCTGTTGTTACTTCTGACGATACTGTAGTTTCTGCTACAGCTTCAGTTTCTTCAACTGGTTGTGTCAAATCTTCGACTTGAACAGTTTGTTCATCTACTGTTACTTGATTCGTTGTTAAATCTGCTGTTGCACTTGCTACATCAGAACCAACTTCTTGAGGTGTATAAATCTCAACCTCTGTTACTTCTTCATTTTCGTTAACAGTTGTAGTCAGTACAGTTTCTGGGAAAATCAAATCAATATTCGTGATTTTGTTCAAGTTTGCAAGGACATTTAAGTCTACTCCCAAAGCCTCTGCAATCGTGCTTAGGGTATCTCCGTACTTAATTGTGTAACTTGTTTTATTTTCGCTTTTAGCAACATCGTTTTGAATTTGCTCAACTGAACGTGGTGACCATACAATTTCTTCTGCTTGAGTCGCCAAGGTAGGCGCAAGTGATAGAGCTACTGTTGATGCTAAAATAATTCGTTTCTTCATACTATTCAAACTCCTTTTCAAATGTAGTACCTCTCTATCATAACATAAAGAAAAAAGAAAAAAAGCCCTTTGGGGGCTATTTAATAAAACTGTCTAAGCTCTGTAACAAACCAGATTAATTGAAATAGTTTGTATGAATTTTGTCACAAAGCTGACATATTCTCTTTCATAAAACTT